ACGGCTGATATTGAATTGGCGGCACACCTCAGCAATAGAAAGATTGCCTTCAAGGCAGGCCGCGACAAACTGCAAACGTTGCATGGTAACAGTCTCAGTCCAGGGCACGGTAAACCTCCATCAGCTGTTTACCGTACCGTTATAACCTGTTACCCATGTGCCCGGTTTAAAGTGTTACCCATGTGACCGGTTCATACAGCCGCCGCCCCCTTCACAATCCCGGCTCCCGGCAAAGAAAATCGCCGCTTCGCGGTGCCTTCGGCGTATTCCCTTCGGCTATCGGGTCGGGCGTGATCCTACATCCATGTAGGTCACGCCCTCTCGGCGCATCCGTGCGCCTCGCCCCGGCCTACGGTCAACGCCTCAGCGATTTTCAGCCGGACCAGGGAATCGCTGTAATTCTTTTATTATCCTGTAATTTTTCCATTGCTTGAAGAGCAAGAAAATTACTGAGGAACCCTCAGCCCCGTGTGAGAGGGTTGGAGCGAGGGCATCATCGCGCACCGTGTGAAACATCAGCGCAGCAGCGCACAGTCCGGCGGCAGGCGGCACTGCAGCGCGCCGGGAATGACCTCAATGCGGAACTGCTCGCCGCTCAGCGGCTCGCCGTCAAGGTTAAACGTCATCCCGTGCGGGGCGTTAATCTCAAACCATGCGGATTTACCGGCGATAATATTCGGGCTGGTATCCGGCTGGGTGAGGGTAGTAAACAGGGCGGGCAGCAGCCCGTCTCCGGTAAAAATACGCAGCTGGAGCTGACCGTCGTTGATCAGCGCCTCCGGGCACAGCTGCTGACCGCCGCCCGCCTGACGGCCGTTGCCGATGCCAATCACCAGCGCGTCTCCCTGCCAGTGAAAATTCTCGCCGTGAATCTCACAGCGGTCGGGCTTCAGCGTATCCATGCGCATCAGGCCATGAATCAAATACGACACGCCGCCCAGCGCGGCCTTCAGCTTCTCCGGCGTTTCGCTGGTAATGCGGGTGCCAAAACCGCCCGTCGCCATATTGATAAAGCAGGTTTTATCATTCACCTGGGCAATATCCACCGCGGTCGACTTGCCGAGGATCGCCAGCTGCAGGGCTTTACCCAAATCCTCCGGGATACCCGCGCTGGTGGCGAAATCGTTCGCGGTACCGAGCGGCAGTATGCCCATTGCCGGGCGCTCAGCGGCGGGAAGATCGATCAGGGCGCTGGCGATTTCATTTATGGTGCCATCGCCGCCGCCGGAAATGATGGTTTCAACGCCCAGGCGATAGCCTTCGCTGATGTAGCGCGCCGCGTCGCCTTTCTCCCACGTGACGCGCACGTGGATGCGGGCGCCGTCTTCGCGGAGCTCGGTAATTGCCTGGCGCAGAATATCGTTGCCCGCACTTTTGCCATTCAGAATCAATAAACTGTCTGGATAGTTTGCCATCTACATTATTCCTTTTTTAGCTCTTTCAAGAGTGTATCGCAGGGAGGGAAAAAGCGGGTAAGAACAGGACGAAAGGCAAAAAATAAGCCCGCGTAAGGGAGATTTAACCCCCTTACAGCAGGGGCTTTCAGCGGTGCAATGCGGGTTTGCGCGGTACGCAAGACCACTGAAAGCCACTATAAACCACTACGGTGTGGACGCAGTGTGGACACTCTCGGCGTTCACTCCACCTCGCAAAGGATTTAGTGTAATCGCATCTTGTAAATACTCAGGTGCAAAATGTGCATAGACCATGGTTTGTTCTATGCGGGAATGCCCGAGTATCCTTTGTAATGTGATAATACTCCCTCCATTAATCATGAAATGTGTTGCGAAGCTATGCCGTAATGCGTGGGTTGCCTGACCAGCTGGTAAATCCGGTTTCAACTCCTTCATTAGCCGCCTGAATGCCGGATAATTGGCATCCGGGAATAAGAATCCTCGCTTGTTGCCAGTAACTAGCCTTGCGACCTCGTCCGATATAGGGACAGTGCGGGGCTTATTCGTTTTGGTTTTAACAAAAGTACAGCGGTTGTGAATAACGTTTTCCGCTTTAAGCCGCGCCGCTTCGCTCCATCTTGCACCAGTGCTGAGACATAAAATTGCAATTTTCTTATTGTCACCATCCAGTTTCGAAAGCAGAAGGGCGATCTCATCCTGTGTTAGATAGCCCGTTTCGGGTTTATCTTCTTTCAGCCTTTTCATGCCCCGGAATGGGTGCTCCCCAAAGAATAATTCAGCATCGATAAGAGCAGTAAACATGCCACTAAGGCAGGTTAAGTCTCTGTTAATACTGGACGGTTTAACGCCTTGAGACCTGCGTACAGCTGTGTATTGGCTTATCACTGATTTAGTAATTTGGAACGCGCAAGGGTCATCAGTTATCTTAGTGAATATCTCAATTTTTCCGAGATTAGACTTACCGTGATCCTCATGCTTACCTTTCAACTCCCACCAGACTTTGGTCAATTCTGACAGATGCCGCTTATCTGTCGGTTTTGCTAACCAATCCTTGTTGTGGTGGTTGTATTGGGTGTGCTTCTCAAAAGCGATAGCCTCGCTTTTCTTTTCGAACTTCCTGCGGATGCGCTTTCCGTTGCGCCCGGCAGGTCTGATGTCCACTTCATAACGACCATCATCGAGTTTCTTGATACTCATGAAACCCTCCGATTTACGCTTTTTTTAATTTTGTTACACGTCGTACCAGTATGTTTAGTGTATTTTTCGACCAGTAGCACGCATTTGACGTGCATGTAATGGCGATAAAGCGTTAGCCAGTCTTTTGGTCTGAGTGCTGCGAGCTTGTTTCGGATTGCCCAAAGTGTGCGAGAGCCGGCGCGATTTGCCCGGACTCTGGAGATATGGTTTCAGTCATAAACCATAACGTGTACTTAGTGAAACGTGGATGCTGAAGGATTTTCATCGATACATCGGTGGGTGGTGTCGTCCTTCCACTCTCGTAGTAAGTCAGTGAAGTGTATGGAACTCCAGTAATTTCAGCGAATTGCCTACGATTCAGCCGCTCTGACTCTCTCATCAAAGCTAATTTCTCACTTATTGCAATTGACATGTTATCTAGATCCTTTAATAATTATCTCGAAGTTGATGCTGAGTTTCTAGATTCCTTAATCTCCATTGCTAAACATTAGAGAACATTGAAACCCATTGGTTAGATCTAGATGAAAGGTTAACAGATGAGTAAACAAATTGTCAGCAGTAGCGATGCAGTGCCTTACAAAGAGTTTGCAAGGCTTATTGGTAAATCCCCTGATGCTGTTCGTGGAATGATTGAGAAAGGGAAGTTACCTGTTATTGAAATGACCGACCCAAAATCGGCAGCTAAACGAGCTGGAGAGTATTGGGTCTACCTTCCGGCATGGAACAAAGGAATGCAAATGGCGTATGAAAGCCGACCAAAAGAGATCCGGGATGGCTGGTTAATGTGGTTAGGTTTAGGCGAACCGGTTTAAGGAGGTAACGTGACAGAACCCCGTTGTATTGCTCAGTTACTCCGTAATGAAAGCCCGACCCCGATTAATTTCACGATCACCCACGGGCGGGGGCGTAGAGGCATCATTATCCTCACTCGTAAGCCTGGCATTTTGGCCGTAGTTGTTAAGCACATCATGAAAATCAGAGAGGTATCTAAATGGCTGTGATGACTCTTGATTTATTACAAAAACAACCAGCAGCGCTGCGCGTTGTTATCGGCAAGCATCTTGCAGAACCACGCTGGCAGGACTCTTGCGACTTTTATAATCAGATGATGGAACGTGACCGCCTGACAGTCTGTTTTCATGCTCAGCTTAAACAGCGTCACGCGACCATGCGTTTTGAAGAAATGAACGATGTTGATCGCGAGCGTCTGGCCTGTGCGATTGACGAGCTGCGCAGTGCATTTTCTAAACGCCGTCAGGTTGGAGCCAGTGAATCGACATATATAAGTTATCTGACGGTAAGTCAGCGCCGCACTTTATTTCTTCATGCCGGATTAACTGAGAAGGAATTTAATCAGCCTTATTGGCGCGTTAATGAAGATTCATGCTATTGGCGGGAGCAACTGTTCCGAGCAATACGTGAATTATTCAGCTTGTTTGAATATGCCCCAACTATTTTAACTTCGGTTAAGCCTGAGCAATATTTACATTAATTAATCCGTAAAGGTTTTTTACGCGCTTGAATGCGTGGGGTATCTTTTTATCTGGAGCCGGGAAAATGAACAAACAAATATCAGTACCTCGCAGCAACATCAAAGCCCTGTTGGCGCAGGCCGCAATTGAGGCACAGCTCGTAACAGCGACCCGTTTCGCATCAGCGCTGGATTCACTGATAGCGCACATTTGCAAGTCTGAAATGAACCGCACGGAAATCATCGAACTGTTGGGGCAGGAATCCGAAAAACTTCACAATTCTATCTTAAGCCAGCGATAAATTAATAAGGGACTATATGAGTATTAATATTGTTATTGATAATAAGTTCGTGATTACCAGCGATCAATTCCAGTTTATTTTACAGGAAAAGAAAATCGCTAAAACTGGCAAAAACGCTGGTAAAGAGTGGCTCGATACTGTTGGCTTTTATCCAACAATCAGCAAACTTGTTTCCGGTCTGGTGCTGCATAACATTTTTACCGGCGAAGCTCGTAAGTTTTCAGACTTAGAAAAACAGGTCGAGCAGTTAAGTCAGAAATGTATGGATGCATTTTCCGTTAATGGCCGCTGAGAACCGGGGGCGCGCTGCCCCCTCGCCACCACCACCACTATCAAAAAGCACCGGTGAGACTTTCGTCGGTGCTTATCCGTGGAACAAATCCCGCGAGGCCGTAGGCCGCGATAGACCCCTTACACGTGCCGAACTCCGTCAGGTGCAAGGTGTTTTAAACCGGATTGATCGCCTGCCGTTTTTCCTGCAAACGCTGTTTACCTCACGTTATAACTTCATCCGCCGCAAAAAGAGCCCTTTGGGTGGGCTGTATTTCCTCAAAAACACATTTGAGCGCAAGCTGCTGCCGCGTCTTGAGCGCGTTAATGAGCTGTGCGGGATGAATGAATCCGCCTCGATTGGGTTTCTGTCTGCGCGTGATGAATATGCAAGCCTGCCGGATATGAACGACAAAGAACTCAGGAAATTTGCGGCCAAAATTGCCTCGCAGCTCTGGAGCAAATACGAGGAATTAAGCGATGCGTGGGCGGATGCGCACGGCGGAAGGGAGACTCTTTTCACCGATGAGGCGCAGGCGCATTTATACGGTCAGGTGGCCGGTGTCGCGCGCGCTTTTAACCTTACCCCGATGTACTGGAAAAAATACCGTAAGGGTCAGATGACGATCCGCCAGGCATTTTCCGCTATTTCACGACTGATTAAAGGTGAATGGTGGGTTAACCAGCTCAAGGCGCAGCGGATGCGCTGGTGCGAGGCGCTGCTCATCGCAGCTGGAGAGGTCAACAAAGACCGCTCGCCTTACGCAAGCAAAAGGGCAATCCGTGATGTTCACGCGCGCCGCCTAGCTAATCTCGAATACCTAAAATCATGCGAGCTGGAAAACAAAGTCACCGGCGAACGTATCGACCTCATCAGTAAGGTCATGGGGAGTATCTCAAACCCTGAAATACGTCGTATGGAGCTGATGAATACAATCGCCGGGATTGAACGTTACGCGGCCAGCGTTGGTGACGTGGGAATGTTTATCACGCTGACCACGCCGTCGAAGTATCACCCGACCCGACAGGTCGGGAAGGGCGAAAACAAAACGGTGCAGCTTAATCACGGCTGGAACGAAACCGCATTCATCCCCAAAGACGGCCAGCGCTATCTCTGCCGTATCTGGAGCCTGATGCGTACCGCCTTCAAAGATAAAGATTTAGACGTTTACGGGATGCGTGTTGTCGAGCCGCACCACGACGGAACGCCACACTGGCACATGATGCTGTTTTGCAAACCCGGTCAGCGTAAAGCCATTAACGAAATTATGCGTCGTTATGCCCTCAAAGAGGACGGGCACGAAAAGGGCGCGGCAAAACAGCGCTTTGAGTCCCGTCATCTTAATCAGGGCGGTGCGGCGGGTTACATCGCTAAATACATTGCCAAAAACATCGACGGCTACGCGCTCGACGGCCAGCTCGACCACGACACCGGCAAGCCCCTGAAAGATACAGCCGCCGCCGTCACCGCGTGGGCGTCTACATGGCGCATCCCGCAATTTAAACCAATCGGCCTGCCGACAATGGGCGCTTACCGCGAACTGCGCAAGCTGCCGCGTGGCGTGAGTATCGCCAGCGAGTTTGACGACCGTGTCGAGGCCGCGCGAGCGGCTGCAGATAAGGGCGACTTTGACCTGTATATCATCGCGCAGGGCGGGGCAAATATGCCGCGTGATGCTCAGGCCGTCAGGGTTGCCCGTAAGGTGACGGATGAGGTGAATGAATACGAGGAAGATATCGAGAGAGTGGTCGGGATTTATGCCCCTCACCTCGGGGCTCACCGTGTCCATGTAACCCGTTCAGCCGAATGGCGCATTGTTCCAAAGGTTTTGGCCGTTGAGCCTTTGACCTTAAAAAGCGGCTCTGCCGCGCCTCGGAGTCCTGTCAATAACTGTGGAAAGCTCACCGGCGGTGGCGATCCAGTTATGACCCCGACACCGTCTGAGCAAGCCGCAGCGGTGTTAAATCTGATTGAGCGCGGGGTTATCGGCTGGAATGAGCCGGACGTCGTGAAGGTACTTAACGGAGCGTTAAAAGCTGGCGCACCGCGCAAAAATCGCCAGCAAAGAAGCAATGCGCCTCTCAAAACCAGCGAGCAAGCGCCATCAGCCCGGATGACCAAGCCCGAAAGAGAGCGCGTCGCAAAGATTCGTTTCGATTTGGCTCAGGAGGGCATTACTCCGGAACGTTGGGAGCTGGAAGCACTGATACGTGGGGCAAAAGTAATATATGGCAATGTAGTTTTAAAATACGAAGTGTCGAAAGAGTGGGAAGGGTTTCCAGAGTGGCTTGAAGATTAGGCATTTAAAATGTATACTGTATGTATAGACAGTGTTGTGTGGTGTCTAGTGAATTACAATATTGCCTATGAGGTTTCAAGTTTTTTGTTTAAGCCGATTGCGTATGTGGCTTATCAAATTTATACTCCGCACGCAATTACGTTGACACGTAATCTAGTGCTCTATAAGTTGATGGTGTGACAACACAATTTGAAAGTTCGCAGTTATCCCCGCAAGGTTCTGTGAATCATAAGGAGGTTGAGTATGTACAGCCCATTGAATATCGCGAATAAGTTTATTGAGCTTGCTTGCGTGGCTGGTACGCCAATCACCCAGATGCAAGCGCAAAAACTGACTTACATTGCCCACGGACTAAACTTGGGGCACAAAGGTGCACCTCTGTTAACAACACCAGTGTGTGCATGGCGCTATGGTCCGGTAGTCCCTGTGCTTTATAACTACCTTAAGCATTATGGCCGCAGCGCTATCAACCAGCCAATATTTGTACCCCCTGCAATTGCCGAGCAGTTTGATCCGGCAACTGAGCAGCTCCTGGAGACGGTTTATCGTTATTATGGCCGTTACTCCGCAGAAGAGTTATCTACCTTCACGCATCGCGAAGGAACTCCATGGAAAAAGGCCACTGACGCGAATCTTGATATCATCCCTGATTCTTTCATTCAGGATTACTACAAAAGATTGCTGCAAGGTGATACCAATTGCATTGGTCTGTAAGACCGTTTTATTATAACCCCGTCTAAGCACGGGGTTTTTTTATGCCTGATGAAAATAAAAATATTACTGTTGATCTTGATGACGATTTTCTTCGTAGCATCGCTGCGGCTGCAGAAAACCTCAAAACGGCTTCTTCTGCACTTACTGGCGTAGAAGTACCAGAGGAAGAGGTTAACCCCGAAGAACCTATTATCGAGCAATTTGCTGATGAAGTTGAAAAGGAGGGTGAGGATGAAGCTACTATGCAGCGGCTTGACTCATCGAGCCTTAACTTACAGATTGCTGAGCTTACAAGGTGCGTTGAAACGCTAAGGACGAATCTTGAGGATGTTCAGGCCGACACTAAAAGGAAAAATGCTGAAACTGATGGGGTTCTGACTGATAACAAACTTCGTGAAATGATGGCTGATAAAACCTACCATTTCATGAGCTTATGGTGCATGTTTGTAGGTTTGATTATCGCATTTTATGTTATAAAAAAAGAATTCGAGCCTCCTGAATCAGTGATAATTGCATTAATGGGAACCACAACAGTCAGTATCGTTGGGTTAGTCGGATTCGTTGTTAGTGGCCTTTTCAAAAGTAATATAAAACCGTCGGGTGGGGATAAAAAGGAGTAGCATTCCTGCACGCTCTACACTGCGAGAGAAATTCTTCTTCTCGTGAATAAATCTTTTTATTGCCCATGAAATCATTCTACTGGCGATGAATGCCTCTGCTGCATGAGTTTGCATTCGTTTTTTATTTCAGCGTTTTATAGTGAGCGCCAGCGCTGGCGCGGCTCAGGGCTTCTGATGCACCTGCATCAAAAGCGACCCATTAAGCGGGCAGGCGAGGCGGGGATAGCACTGCGCGCCGGGCGTGGTGACAGGATTTATTTTACGCGTCTGTGCGCGTTGTTGCGGGGCGCTGTGCTGAGTGGTCGGGTAATGAGGTGTGCGGGGGATTGCGTGGCGTGAGCGGCGTCTGGCTTGCTCTGAGGATATGCCGCCCGGAGGCGGCATTTTGGCGGGGTTACTCGGTGTCGATGCTGTAATCTTTAAAGCGGATCACCTCCATTCCTAACCAATCATTAATCTCTTTGAAGCGCTCCTGCAGCGGCGTTAGCTCGTTGCGTACAAAGACCCGCGCCACCTTCTCGATATCGCCCATTGAGCCGATATTCTCGGGCTTGCCGCCCATAAGCTGGAACGGCACGCGGTGCGCATCGAGCAGGTCAGCCGCGCTCACCTTTTTGATGTTGAAAAAATCATCCTTCGTGGCTACTTCACTCAGGGGCACAATCTTAATGCCGTCCGGCTTCCCGTTCGGGGCATAGAAAAACAGGTTCTTAAAATTCCCGAGCCCTTTCGAATCCCGCATCGCGGAGCGCAGCGACTCAACGTCGGTGCTGCTCTGTGCCGCGTCGGTCACGTACATGATGTACCCGGCGTGCGCGCCGTTCTGGTAATACTTGCGACGAAACAGCGTGGCGGATTCATTCAGCCAGGCGGAATTGAGCGCGCTCAGGTATTCCGGCATCCCGTACAGCTCCTGATTGATGTCGGGCTCAAGCAGATGGCACACCGAGCCGGGGGCGAACTGGTGCGGGTGCGTGAAGTCCGACACGTACCAGTAGACATCATCCTCAACCCCCCGGCGGGTGTATTTCGCCGGGGAGGTTTCCAGCTTAAAGAGCTGGCCGGTAACGCTCATGCGCTTTTCAAGATAGCCGTTGGCAAAAACCAGATAATCGAGCACAAGGCGGCTAAAATCCTGACGCGACAGCAGCGGGTGCGGGATGTAGGTACTCGTCAGAATATTGCGCTTCACGTAAATCGGGGAGCTGTGATGTACGGCGGCGCGCAGGCTTTTCGCCAGCCCGGAGAAGTTGACCGGCGGCTCGTACCATTTGCCGTTATTAAGGCACTCGACGTAGTCGAGAATGTCGCGGCGGTCGAGCACCGGCGAGGGCTCGCCAAAGGTGAACGCCTCCATTTTCTGCGGTGCGCTGGCGGTCATGTTAGCTGGCTGTTTTGTGTGTTTTGCCTGTTTTGGCTGTTTCTGTTGGCTTTTTTTCATCTTAGTTAATATCCAGAATTGAGGTGGCGTGCATGCCGCTACCGGCGGAAAGCGGCTCGTTTAAAAGGGCGTGCATGGTCGCCCACGCGATATCGGCGTGGCTGGCCTCTTCG